TAGGTAAGTGTATGATGGGTTCAACGTCAAATGCTTTAGATAAAGGAGGTAGAAATTATAAAAAATTATATGATGACTCAGACGTTACCAGAAGAAACCGCAATGGGCAGACTAGCTCGGGATTATATAGCTTGTTCATTCCTATGGAGTGGAATTACGAAGGATACATTGATTCTTATGGATTACCTGTCTTTGAGACACCCAAAGAAAAAAAGACGGGACCTGATGGCTTCCCGATTGAAATAGGTGTAATAGAACACTGGGAGAATGAAGTAGATGGTCTTAAGGACGATCCTGATGCACTTAATGAATTATATAGACAATTTCCACGTACTGAGAAACATGCATTCAGAGATGAAACAAAACAATCACTGTTTAATCTTACAAAGATCTATGAACAAATAGATTACAATGAAGATTTAAAACACTCTAACGTTGTTACACAGGGTAATTTTCAGTGGGAAGGTGGGATTAAAGATACAAGCGTTATGTTTGTTCCAAGTAATCAAGGTAGGTTTTACGTTTCATGGGTGCCAAATAAAGATCAACAAAATAGAGTTCTTATAAAAAATGGTAGAAAGTTTCCTGGCAATGATCATATGGGTGCTTTCGGTTGTGACAGTTATGATATATCAGGAACTGTAGACGGTAGAGGATCTAAGGGATCATTACATGGTTTAACTAAGTTTAGTATGGAAGATGCTCCGCCTAACTTATTATTTTTAGAATATATAGCTAGACCTCAGACTGCTGAAATATTTTTTGAAGATGTACTTATGGCTTGTGTATTTTACGGTATGCCTATACTTGCAGAGAATAACAAACCTAGATTATTATATCATTTTAAAAGAAGAGGTTATAGAGGCTACTCTATGAACAGACCAGATAAAACAATGCATAAATTATCTGTAACAGAAAAAGAAATAGGTGGTATACCTAATTCAAGTGAAGATGTTAAACAAGCACATGCTGCTGCTATTGAAGCTTATATAGAGATGTTTATTGGATATAACAATGAACAGTATGGAACAATGTATTTTCAACGTACATTAGAAGATTGGGCTGCTTTTGATATAAACAATAGAACAAAACATGATGCATCAATAAGCTCTGGTCTAGCGATTATGGCTTGCAATAAAAACAAATATAGACCCGTTGCCGAGGTTATAAAACAACCTGTAAATTTAAACTTTTCTAAGTATGACAATAGAGGCAATGAATCAAAAATAATTAATAGATGAAATTAAACACTGGTGTTAATAGTGCGTTTCCCGATCAGATGGTATCTGAGGAGGAAAAGAAATCTTTAGAATATGGTTTGCTAGTTGGTCAAGCTATTGAGTATGAATGGTTTAGAGGTGGTAGAGTAAACGGTAGTAGATGGAATACAGGTTATCAACAGTTTCATCATTTAAGATTATACGCTCGTGGTGAGCAGAGTGTGCAAAAATATAAAGATGAATTATCTATTAATGGTGATTTGTCTTATTTAAATTTAGACTGGAAGCCAGTGCCTATAATACCTAAGTTTGTAGACATAGTTGTAAATGGTATATCATCTAAGAATTACGATATAAAAGCTTACGCACAAGATCCGTTTTCACAAAAAGAAAGAACTAACTATGCTTCGTCAATATTAAGAGATATGTTATCTAAGCCTTTATTAGATAATATACAACAGAGTTTAGGTGTAGATGTTTACAATGTAGTTGATCCAGCTAATTTACCTGAGTCAAAAGAAGAGTTAGAAGTACACATGCAGTTAAACTATAAACAATCTGTAGAAATTGCTGAAGAAGAGGTTATTAATAATGTATTAGATTTTAACAAATACAATTTAATTAACAAAAGAGTAATAGAAGATATAGTTACAGTAGGTATAGGAGCTGTAAAAACTAGTTTTAATAAAGCCGAAGGCGTTACAATAGACTATGTAAACCCTTCTAATTTAGTTTATTCATATACTAATGATCCTAATTTTCAAGATCTATATTATGTAGGTGAAATAAAATCTATAACATTACCTGAATTAAAAAAAGAATTTCCTAGCTTAACTAATCAAGAGCTTGAAACTATACAGAAATATCCTGGTAGAGAAGGTTACAATCGTAACCGTAACAATGATAGTGATTTAGTTCAAGTTATATATTTTGAATATAAATCTTATATAGACCAAGTGTTTAAAGTTAAAAACACTGATAATGGTTTAGAAAAAGTATTAGAAAAACCTGATACATTTAATCCACCAGAAAGCGATAACTTTGATAGAGTATCTAGAACGATAGAAGTATTATTTACAGGTGCTAAAGTCATGGGTGTAGAGCAAATGCTTAAATGGGAAATGTCAGAAAACATGACAAGACCTAAAAGTGATTTAACTAAGGTTAATATGAACTACAACATTGTAGCACCTCATATGTATCAAGGTCGTATAGATTCACTTGTAGGACGCATAACTGGTTTTGCTGACATGATACAGCTTACATCGCTTAAACTACAACAGGTTATTGCTAGAATGGTTCCAGACGGTGTGTTTGTAGATGTAGATGGTTTAGCAGAGGTTGATTTAGGTAATGGAACAAATTATAATCCGCAAGAGGCATTAAACATGTACTTCCAAACTGGTAGTATAGTTGGTAGATCATTAACACAAGATGGTGATCCTAACAGAGGTAAAGTACCAATACAAGAATTACAAACGTCTAGTGCTAATGGTAAAATACAATCATTAATTAATACTTATCAGTATTATTTACAAATGATAAGAGATGTAACGGGATTAAACGAGGCTAGAGATGGTACTGCACCAGATAAAAATTCATTAGTTGGTTTACAAAAAATGGCAGCTAACGCTTCAAATGTAGCAACTAAACATATATTAAACAGTAGTTTGTATTTAACTCTTAGAACTTGTGAAAACATATCACTAAGAATAGCTGATATGCTAGACTTTGATTTAACTAATAATGCTTTAAAAGCTAGTATAGGTAAGTTTAATGTAGCAACTTTACATGAAATTGATGATTTACATCTGTATGATTTTGGTATATACATGGAGCTAGAACCTGAAGAAGAGGAAAAAGCTATGCTTGAGCAAAACATACAAATGGCTTTGCAACAAAACCAAATATATCTTGAAGATGCTATTGATATTAGAGAAATAAGAAACTTAACTTTAGCTAATCAAGTTTTAAAATACAAGAGAGTTAAGAAACAACAAGCTGATCAACAAGCTCAAATGGCTAATATAGAGGCTCAAGCAGAATCTAACTCTAAAGCATCAGAGCAAGCGGCTATGAATGATGTTCAAAAAGCCGAAGCTTTAGCTCAAACAGAAACACAAATAGAACAATCTAAATCTCAGTTTGAA